AAACTGATATCGATAATAAGTACATTCCAGTTCCAGACTTAGTCTATGGTATCACTCGTGTAATTCCAATTACACAAACTCAGTCGTCAAAGAACATGTTTGATATTCAATATCAATTACGTTTACACGATCTATATGATTTAACTTCTACGTCTATCGTTTATTACAAAACTGTAATGGCTCATATCTCTTTGTTAGATATGGAGTTAAATGGTCAGCAAGGGTTCCGCTTTAATCGTCTACAGGGTCGTCTACATTTAGAGATTGATTGGCAGTCTGAAGTTAAAGTTGGTTCTTGGATTGTATTCGAGTGCTACCGTGTTCTAGACCCAACAGAATTCTCAAAAGTTTGGAATGAGATGTGGTTAAAACACTATACAACTGCATTGTTTAAAAAGCAATGGGCAGTGAACATTAAGAAGTTCTCTGGAATTCAACTTCCAGGTGGTGTTACTTTAGATGGCGATAAACTCTACGACGAAGCAACAGGAGAAATCAAAGATTTGGAAGACGAGCTAATGAATAAAGCTGCTCCACTTGAATTCTTCATGGGTTAATAAATGACAACCACAAACGTATATTTTTCACATGGTACTCGCAACGAGCAGTACCTAGTTGAAGACCTAATTATTGAATCGTTGCGCATGTATGGTAACGAAGTCTACTACATTCCAAGAACTCTTGTTTCGAAAGATGAGATTCTTGGAGAAGATCGCCTATCTGAATTTAAAACTGCATTCCCTATTGAAATGTATTTCGAGAACGTCGACAACTTCGGCGGTCAAGGTGCATTCATTCAGAAGTTTGGTTTAATGATGGAACAGTCTGCAACGCTAGTTGTGGCTCGTCGTCGCTGGGAACAGTTTGTTGGTCGTTACGGTGTAAGCACTTTACCCAATCGTCCAGCTGAAGGCGACCTAATATATTTCCCATTATCAAAAGGTTTGTTCGAAGTTAAATTCGTGCAACATCAAGACCCTTTCTATCAACTTGGCAAACTATATGTGTATAAGTTACAAGTTGAGTTGTTCCAATATTCTTCAGAACGTATCGATACTGGTATTAAAGCTGTCGACGATTTTGAAACATTAAAATCGTTCACAACAAATACTACACGAACAGAGTCTGGTAGAATTACAGATGTCACAGTAACAAATCCAGGTAATGGATATACAGCAGCCACACTAACTGTTTCTGGTGGCGGTGGTCATGGCGCTATCCTTGAACCAATCCTTATGGATGGTGAAATTATTGGAGCGACTATTGTTAATGCTGGTGTTGGATACAACACAGTTCCACTAATAACAATCTCAGGTAATGGCAATAATGCGGGTCTAACCCCAGTGATTCATGCTGATATCGATAAGCCTGATTCGTTTGGAGATAACAACTCATTCAAAGAAGAATCTACCAATATTCTATTCAATGATAATAACCCATTCGGGGATGTGATGTAATGTTAAATAATCAAGTATTCTATCATGGAATTATTAGAAAGACGATCGTTTCTTTCGGTCGTCTATTCAGTAGCATCTACATTGATCGCAAACAAGGCGATTCTGTAAATGGTGAAACTATACAAAGATTGCAAGTGCCTCTGGCATATGCGCCGAAAGAAAAGTGGATCGTTCGTATTGATTCAGATCCAACTTTAGAAAATCATACATATACAACTCTACCAAGAATGTCTTTCGAGATTACTGGTTATAACTATGATGCTGCACGCAAAGTTAATCGCATGAATAAGATTACTTGTGGTGTTGGGTCAACTGCAATGAACGTGCTATATACACCAGTTCCATACAACGTTGATATTTCTTTATATGTATTGACTAAGACACAAGAAGATGGTCTTCAAATTATTGAACAAATTCTACCAACATTCACTCCTGAATATACACTGTCAATCAAGACAGTTGAGGATATGAATTTAGTTCTTGATGTTCCAGTTGTGTTAAATAGTATTTCAGTGCAAGATGATTATGATGGCGACTTCCAAACTCGTCGCTTTGTTACTCATACACTAAACTTTACTTTAAAGACAAGTCTATTTGGACCATTGAATAATCAAGGTGTTATTTCCAATGTTAATGCTAATGTTGGACAGAACGAAGATTTTAGCAATCCCAACCGAGTATATACGGCAGAGGGCGACCCAACAACAGCAACAGTTACACAAGAGAATTGGGAAAGTAACTTTTAATGGCAGTTCAAGTATATAATGCGAACGTGAATTTAAAAGCTGCAAACGTCAGCGTACAATTCACCCCTGAGCAAGTCGAAGAGTACATGAAGTGTGCTGCAGACCCAATTTATTTCATTGAGAACTATTGTAAAATCGTTTCCCTTGATCATGGTCTAATCCCATTCAAGTTATATGATTGTCAAGTTGAGAAGGTAAAAATCATTCATGAGAATCGTCGTGTTATTCTTATGGAAGGTCGTCAACAAGGTAAAACTACTACCTCAGCAGCGTATATCTTATGGTATACAAACTTCCAAGAAAATAAGAACTGCGCTATTCTAGCCAACAAAGCCACTGCTGCACGTGAAGTATTGGATCGTTACCAGACCATGTTTGAACATCTACCTCACTGGTTAAAGCAAGGTGTTACAACTTGGAACAAAGGTGATATCGAACTAGAAAATGGTTCAAAAGTATTCACTGCTGCAACATCAACATCTGGCATTCGTGGTAAGTCTGTAAACTTATTGTACGTTGACGAAGCTGCGATTATTCCAAACACTGTCGCTGAACAGTTCTTCACTTCTGTTTATCCTACAATTTCTGCGGGTGAAACAACCAAGATTCTATTAAGCTCAACACCACTTGGATACAACCACTTCTGGAAATTCTGGAATGATGCTGAAAATGGTCGCAATGGATTCGTACCATTATTCATTCCATATTGGAAAATTCCAGGTCGTGATGAGAAGTGGGCAGCTGAACAAAAGGGTATGCTGGGCGATTTGAAATTTAACCAAGAGGTCTTGTGTAAGTTCCTTGGTTCCAGCTTAACGCTGATCAACGCTGATACTATTGCAAGAATGTCGTTGGCAAACCCAGTGTTCAGCAAGGATGGTCTTGATATCTATGAGCACCCAGAAGAAGATCATATCTACGTAATGGTATGTGATACTGCCAAAGGTGTTGGCGGTGACTACTCAGCCTTTACTATTGTGGATATTACTGAAGTGCCATATAAGCTGGTTGGTAAATATCGAAACAACAATATTAGTCCACTGTTATATCCAAACGTGATCTATCATGTGGCGAAACAATTTAACGAAGCATTTGTCTTGGTTGAAACCAACTCAAGTGAACAAGTTCCTTATATTCTACATAATGAATTGGAGTATGAAAACTTAGTATTCGTGAACCGAACTACTGGAATGCAAGACGTTTCTGGCGGTTTCGGTGGTGGTAAGACTCAGTTGGGTGTTACAACCGATAAGAAGGTGAAACGAACTGGATGTCACAATTTTAAGTCCCTCTTGGAAGAGAACAAATTGTTAATTCAGGACGCAGACGTAATCTCTGAAATTTCAACATTTATTGAAACTAAGGGTACATATGCTGCAGATGATGGATATCATGATGATTTGGTAATGTCTTTAGTACTATTCGCTTGGTTGACTTCTACGTCTTATTTTAAAGACCTAAATAATGTGAACCTAAGACAATTGATGTACGAGAAAAAGATTAAAGCTCTGGAGGATGAATTAACTCCATTCGGCTTCTTTGATAATGGCGATACAAGCGAAAAGCCACCACTAAACTTCTGAAATTGGCTTTTCAATAAATAAATTAGTGCTTTCAAGTGCTCCTCGAAGCAATTCAGAATAACATGTAATAAGGAGATTACAATGCCTTTTCAATTAAGTCCTGGCGTTGCAGTTGTAGAAAAAGACTTCACTTCAATCGTTCCAGCAGTTTCTACTTCTGCTGGTGCTTTCGCTGGTGTATTCCAATGGGGTCCAGTTCTTCAACCTGTAACTATTAACTCTGAAAATGACCTAGTGCGTCGTTTCGGAAAACCTACAGATGGTAATATCACTTCATTCTTTACCGCTGCAAACTTTTTAGCATATACTAACAATTTGTTAGTTACACGTGCTGATACACAAACTCACCGTAATGCGGTTGCTCGTACTTCTGGTACATTACAGAGCGTGACTGTATTCCAAAGTGGTTCTGGATATCGTTCAGTTCCAGCCGTAACATTTAGCGCACCTGATATTGAGGGTGGTGTACAGATTGTTGGTACTGCTCGTTTGTCTGGTGGTAGCGTAACTGCTGCTCCAATTAACAGTGGCGGTCAAAACTATATTTCTGCAAACGTAGTATTCAGCGCTCCACAAGTTCCAGGTGGTGTAACTGCTACTGGTACTGCAACTATTGTTGGTGGCGAAATCACTGGTATTGTAATTAACAATGCAGGTTCTGGTTATACTGTTGCTCCAACTATCACTATCACTTCTGGTACTGGTAATGGTGTTATTCCAGGTACTGTTACAATTTCAGCATCTTCTATTACATCAATCGTTACTACAAATATCGGTTCTGGTTATACTGAAGCTCCAACTATCACAATCGCACCACCAGTTTCTGGTGTTACTGCAGAAGCTTCTGCAACGATTCAAGTTGGTGGTATCAAAATTAACAACGAATTTGATTACCTAGCAAACTTTGTAAATGGCGCTGGTGTTACTGGTGAATGGGCTGCTAAGTTCCCAGGTACTCTTGGTAACTCTATCCACGTTGGTATTTGCGACTCATATGAATATTCTACTTGGGAACATAAGAACGAATTTGATTCTGCTCCAGGTACTTCTGATTATGCGGCTGGTGTTTCTGGTTCAAACGATGAAGTTCACGTAATTGTTATTGACCAAGACGGACGATGGACTGGTACTCCAGGTGCTGTTCTAGAGCGTTTTGCATTCCTATCAAAAGCTAGCGATGCTAAGAAAGCAGACGGAACAAACAACTTCTACAAAGATGTTATCAACTCTCGTTCACAGTATATCTGGTGGACAGACTACCCAGAATTGTTTGACTACTCTGGTTCAGTTACTAACTGGGGCACTTCTGCGGCTAACACTACATTTGATAATTCTGGTGCACATGACTACACATTGTCTGGTGGCGTTGATGATTTATCTGCAACTGATGGGCAGTTAATGACTGCATGGGATGTATATCGTGACGATCAACGTTATGATATTTCTTTGCTACCTGCAGGTAAGGTAACTTCTACTGTTGCTAACTTCATTATAGGTATTGCTGAAGAACGTAAAGATTGTATCGCCTTCATCTCTCCAGAAAATGTATCAACACGTGCTATCATCCTTAATAGTTCTTTCGAAGCAACTGCTATTGACGATATCATCGATTACCGCAATGAATTGACAAGCACTTCTTATGCTACTTTGGACTCTGGCTTTAAGTATCAATATGATCGTTACAACGACAAATATCGTTGGGTTCCATTGAACGGCGACGTTGCTGGTCTATGCGCTCGTACTGACTACACTAATGATGCTTGGTTCTCTCCAGGTGGTTTAAATCGTGGTCAAATCAAGAACGTTGTTAAGTTGGCTGTTCACTTGCATAAGACTGATCGTGACAACCTATACAAAGCTGGCGTAAACCCAGTTGTTACTTTCCCAGGCGAAGGTACTGTATTGTTTGGCGATAAGACTCTTCTAGCTAAACCATCTGCATTCGATCGCATCAACGTGCGTCGCTTGTTTATCGTTCTAGAAAAAGCAATTGCTACTGCTGCTAAATATCAATTGTTCGAGTTCAATGATGGCTTCACTCGTGCTCAGTTCAAGAACTTGGTTGAGCCATTCTTGCGTGATGTTCAAGGTCGTCGTGGTATCACTGACTTCGTTGTTAAGTGTGATGATTCTAACAACACTGGTGAAGTTATTGACCGTAACGAATTCGTTGCCGATATCTTCATTAAGCCAGCTCGTTCTATTAACTTCATCTCTCTTAACTTTGTTGCTGCTCGCTCTGGAATTAACTTCTCAGAGATCGGTGCGTAACGACTAAATAAAGAGAACAAGGAGAATTAAATGGCAAATATTGCTGATTTTAAAGCGCAAATGATTGGGGGCGGTGCTCGCCCTAATCAGTTCCGTGCAGAACTAACTTTCCCATCATTCGTGCCGTTAGGTGTGGTTGCTGGACAACGTGCTCAGTTCTTGTGTAAAGCTGCTCAGTTACCAGCGTCCACTATTGAGAACATTCCTGTTCTCTTTAAGGGTCGTCCAGTAAACTTTGCTGGTGAGCGTACTTTCGCACCATGGACTGTAACAATCTATAACGATACAACTTTCAATATCCGTAACGCCATGGAACAATGGCAAGCTGGTATTCAAAGCTACAGTTCAACTGATGGACGTGTTAACCCACGTGACTATCAAGTTGACTTGCAGATTCACCAGTTGGATCGTTCAGGTGCTATTATCAAGAGTTATAAATTCGTTGATGCATTCCCAACTATGATTGGTCCAATCGCTTTAGATTTTGACCAACAAAACCAGATTGAACAGTTTGATGTTGAATTCCAATACAACTTCTTCACTTCTCAGTCTACAGAGGGTGGTGGCTTCAATGTTAATGTTAGCGTTGATACACCAATCGGTAGTTTCCCACTACCTATCTAATATTTTAGAGTGACAATTTAATTATGCAAATTTTTGGTTTCGAGATAAAACGTAAAGAAGACAAGAAGGATATCGGTGCTTTAGTTAGCCCGATATCCGATGATGGCTCAACGGTAGTATCTTCATCTGCAACATCCTATTATGGGATGGTTATGGATCTGGACACCATTGTAAAGAACGAGAACGAACTTATTCGTCGTTATCGTGAAACTGCAATGTACATGGATTGCGACGCTGCGATCGAAGATATTGTTAATGAAGCTATCATCGCTGAGTCTGATGATCAAGCAGTAAAAATTGACTTGGATAAATTACAATTATCTGAACCAATTAAAAAGAAAATCAGAACCGAGTTTGACGAAGTGCTTCGTCTACTCGATTTTGACAATAAAGGACATGACATCTTCCGTCAATGGTATGTTGATGGTCGTTGTTACTACAATATTCTTCTTGACCCAAAGCAACCAAAATTGGGTATTCAAGAATTGCGTGTTGTAGATCCACGTAAGATCCGCAAGATCAAAGAGGTGGATAAAAAGCGTAGCGAGAAGGGTGTTGATATCGTCACTGATAAGCAAGAGTATTTCTTGTATAATGACAAAGGTATTAACGAAGCTACAACTCAGGGAGTTAAACTCTCACTAGATTCTATTATCTACGCACCTTCTGGGTTAGTAGATCAAAATACTGGTATGATGATGAGCCACTTACACAAGGCTATCAAACCAGTTAATCAATTAAAGATGATTGAAGATGCTGTTGTTATCTACCGCATCTCACGTGCTCCAGAGCGTAGAGTGTTCTACGTTGACGTTGGTAACTTACCTAAGGTAAAAGCCGAACAGTACGTTAATGATATTATGAACAAGTTCCGTAACAAGATTGTTTATGATGCGACTACTGGTGAGACACGTGACGATCGTCGTCACTTATCTCTGATGGAAGATTTCTGGATGCCTCGTCGTGAAGGTGGTAAGGGAACAGAAATTACTACACTTCCAGGTGGACAAAACCTTGGAGATATTGCTGATATTCAATACTTCCAACAAAAGTTGTATCAAGCATTGAACGTACCACTATCACGTTTACAACCATCTACTGGTTTTGCGCTTGGTCGTTCAACTGAAATTACACGTGACGAGATTAAATTTAATAAGTTTATTCAACGTCTACGCAAGAAATTCTCTAAGTTGTTCAATGATGCTTTGCGTGTTCAGTTGATTGCAAAGAACATTATCACTCCAGACGACTGGACTGGTATGGAACAATTAGTGCAGTATGACTTCCAACAAGACAACAATTTCGCTGAACTAAAAGATAACGAAATTATGTTGCAACGTATCACTGCATTGCAACAGATGGAACCATACATTGGTCGTTTCTATTCATCACAGTGGGTGCGCAAGAATGTTCTTATGCAAACTGATGAAGAGATTGAGCAAATGGACAAAGAGATGGAAGCAGATAAAGTTTCTGCATTTGATCAAGCTGAACAGTCTGGTCAAATTGCTGCGGTAACTCAAGTTGCTCAGCAGAAACATCTACAAGATAATGGAATGGGTGGTGATGAAGTTGCACCAAACCAAACTCCTGAACCAAAGAAACCTAAGGAATGATTATGAGTGAAACAATTAAAAATTTAATTTCTGCAATTGCAACTGGTAATGCTGTTGATACTGAGTCTGCATTCAATTCAGCTATGGCTGAAAAGATTTCTACACGTTTAGATACTATGCGTCAAGAAGTGGCTCAAGGAATGTTCAAACAACAAGAAGCTCAAACTGAAGTAGAAACTCCAGCAGCTACAGAGTAATGATTAAAGAAAGCATTCGTTCATATGGCAACCTCATTCAGATTGATTCTGATGGGGTGGTGTATGTGAATAGAGAAGCGACTGAATATAGTTCTTTAGAAGAAGCAAGAACACATATTAAAAATAAACAAGTCTCAAATACTCTAGAATCGCAGATTACAAAAGACATATACGAAGAACTCACTGATAACCGTATTGCCAGTATCATTAAAGAATACCACGATATTAAAGTTACAGATACATTAATCGAATCATATATCGAACTTGCTTCTTCGCAAATTTTTACAGTTGATCCAGTTGTTCAAAAGATTCGCTCTTTGAATAAACTTGACGCTGTTATTGAAGGTAAACTTCATTATGAGTTGAATGATGGGTCTATTGTCGCAATAAACGAGCAGACTCAAGAACAGCTAAATAATCTATTGTCTAACAATAAAGATATCGTTGAGTACATGAGAGAAAGTAAGAGTAATTTCTTTTATGTGCTTAATAAAATTAAGGAATAAACATGTCTGTAGTTAAAACTATTTTAAAGAATACACAAGGCGAGGCAGCAGTTAAGTTTGCTGGTGCTGATGGTAACACTACATTAGATTTACAAGTAGATATTCTTCACGCTAACCAAGCATTAGCTGGTGGTGTACAAACAGTAAACATCGTTGGCGCTCAGTGGGTAGGTCTAGCAAACTCATCTATCGTTGTTACACGTAATGGAGTGAACATCATTACTGCGCCTGGAGATCAACCAAATATGCTTACCTTTGAGGGTGAAGGATATGTTGATACTGTAGAGAATACTAGCGATATCGTTGTTACAATTACTGGCGAAGCTCAATTATACTTGTCTTTGCGTAAAGCTGGCGGATATGCGTCTAAAATTGAAACTTCTCAATTTAGCGTTTACGATAATCAAACTGTTGTAGGAAGCTAATCATGCGTCTAATTAAAGAAGTTTTCGAATCTACAAACTTAGTTGTTGAAGAGAAACTTGGTAAAGGTAAGGAATACTTTATCGAAGGTGTTTTCCTTCAATCAAACTTAAAGAACCGCAATGGTCGCATGTATCCAGAGTCTACTATGGATCGTGAAGTAGGTCGTTACCTAAAAGAATCTGTTCTCAACAATCGTGCATACGGTGAGTTGGGACATCCAGATACACCTTCTATTAACTTAGATCGTGTATCTCACCTGATCGTTGACCTTCGCAAAGAAGGTACTAACTGGATCGGTAAAGCAAAAATTCTTAATACCCCAATGGGTCAAATTGCACGTGGTCTTTTAGATGGCGGTGCAAACCTTGGTGTATCAAGTAGAGCACTTGGTTCTCTTCAAATGAACAAAGAGGGTGTTCAAGTGGTTCAAGACGATTTTATGCTGTCTACTGCAGCTGATATCGTGGCGGACCCATCTGCTCCTGACGCTTTTGTCCGTGGTATTATGGAAAGCAAAGAGTGGGTTTTCGTTGATGGAAAATTTGTGGAGAAGCATATTGAAGAAGTTAAATCTATGATTAAAAAGACTTCTTCTAAGAATTTACAGGAAGCGCAAATTTACGCATTCCAACAATTTCTGAGCAAAATCAGATAAATAATAAATAAATCTAGAACTCATCCAGTTAGGAGAAAACGATGTCAATCGAACAAAAAATCGCTGAACTTCTTGCCGAATCTAAAGCTGCTCAATTATCTGAGCAAGTTGAAGAAGTCGTTGCAGAAGAAGTTGTCGCTGAAGAAGTAGCTACCGAAGAAGTAGTGGCTGAAGAAACTGTTGCTGAAGAAGTAGCAGTTGAAGAAGTCGTTGCTGAAGAAGTGGTTGCCGAAGAAGCTCTTACTATTGACGTTAGCGAAGATGTTGCTGCGCTAATCAATGGTGAAGAACTTACAGAAGAATTTAAAACTAAAGCTGCTACTATTTTTGAAGCTGCTGTAGTTTCTCGTGTGAAGCAAGAAGTTGCTCGCATGAACGAAGAATTCGAAGCCAAGCTTGAAGAAGCTAAGGCACAGAATCAAGAGGGTCTTGTTGAAAAAGTTGATGGATATCTCGGCTACGTTGTCGAGCAGTGGATTGCACAGAATGAATTAGCCCTTGAGCATGGTATGAAGTCCGAAATCCTAGAAGGATTTGTTGCTGGACTAAAAGGTCTTTTCGAAGAACACTATATCGATATTCCTGAAGAGAAGTTCGATGTCCTAGGTTCTATGGAAAGTCAAATGGAAGAATTGACAGCTAAGTTGGACGAACAAGTTGCTGCTAACGTTGAATTGACAAAATCAATCAGCGAAATGAAGCGTTCTGAAATCGTTACACTTGCATGTGAAGGTTTATCCGACACTGAAGTTGAAAAATTCAAAGGTCTAGCTGAAGAACTTTCTTATGAAGATGTTGCTACTTTTACTACTAAAGTACAAACTATTCGTGAGAACTACTTCACTACTAAGGCACAAGCAGATGTTAAATCTGTCGTTACTGATGCACCAGTAGAGACTTTGACTGAGGAAAAGAAAGTTGATCCTCAAATGGCAAAGTATCTTTCTGCACTTAACTACCGCAAGTAATTTTTACACAAAAGGAAAATAAAATGACAACTCGTCAACAACTATTAGAAAAATGGGCACCAGTACTTAATTCTGAGTCTGCGCCTGCAATTAAAGACAGCTACCGTAAAGAAGTAACTGCTGTTCTTTTGGAAAACCAAGAACGTGAAATGGCTAAACAAGCTGAAGCATTGTTCGAAGTTAACGCAAACAATGGCGGTACAGGTGTTGCTCTAGGTGGCGCTGGTACTAACGCAAACATGGCTGGTTACGATCCTGTGCTTATCGCATTGGTACGTCGTGCAGCTCCACAATTGATCGCTTACGATATCGCTGGCGTTCAACCAATGACTCAACCAACTGGTTTGATCTTCGCAATGAAGAGCAAGTACAGTGCACAAAACGGTGCTGAAGCGTTGTTCAACGAAGCAGATACTGACTTCTCTGGTACTGGTACTCACGCTGGTTCTAACCCAGTTGACGGTACTTACACTACTGGTACTGCAATGCCAACTGCTGATGCAGAAAACCTTGGTGGTGCAGGTGGTAACACTTTCAACGAAATGGCATTCTCTATCGAGAAGACTACTGTAACTGCACAAACTCGTGCATTGAAGGCTGAATACACAATCGAATTGGCACAAGACTTGAAAGCAGTTCACGGTCTTGACGCTGAAGGCGAATTGTCTAACATCCTTTCTACAGAAATCACTTCTGAAATCAACCGTGAAGTTGTTCGTACTGTGTACAAAGCAGCTAAAGTTGGTGCTGAAGTTGGTACTGCTGTTCAAGGTACTTTCGACCTAGACGTTGACTCTAATGGTCGTTGGTCTGTTGAAAAATTCAAGGGTCTATTGTTCCAAATCGAACGTGAAGCAAACGCTATCGCTCAGACTACTCGTCGTGGTCGTGGTAACTTCATCATCTGTTCTTCAGATGTTGCTTCTGCATTGGCTATGGCTGGTGTTCTAGACTACGCTCCAGCGTTGTCTACTGGTTTGAATGTAGACGAAGCTTCTACTACTTTCGCTGGTGTATTGAACGGTAAGTACAAAGTGTATGTTGATCCATATGCTGCTAACCAATCTGCTAGCCAGTTCTTCGTTGTTGGTTACAAAGGTACTTCTGCCTTTGACGCTGGTTTGTTCTATTGCCCATACGTACCACTACAAAAGGTACAAGCAATTGATCCAAACACTTTCCAACCTAAGATTGGTTTCAAGTCTCGCTACGGTATGGTTGCAAACCCATTCACTAGCTTGAACTCTGGCACTAACATCTACTACCGTAAGGTTAAGGTAACTAACTTGATGTAATCATCAAGTAAAGAAGCCTACGTAAGATAGGTACTTTAAAAGGGAGCTTCGGCTCCCTTTTTTTATTTGACTAAATAATAGTATGACCAGTAAAATTCTATCCTGCCCTGTTCCAGATAACATCTCTCCGTTGTCACCAAACGGATTCATGTTCAACATTCAAAAGTTGCCAGAGATCAATTTCTTCTGTCAACAGGTAAACCTTCCAGGTATCACATTAGGTGTTCCTGAGTTTGGTAACCCGTTTAATACTGCACCAATTCCAGGTGAGTCTTTAACATATGATACTTTGACTGTGCAGTTTCTTGTAGATGAAAGTTTAACTAACTACAAGTCTATCTACAATTGGATTGTTGCTCTTGGTTTCCCAGAGAACTATCAACAGTATTTGAATTTTATTAACAATCAAGATTTCTTGCGAACTTCTGAACTTGCAAAGAACTTTTCAGATTCATCTCTTACAATTTTGGGTGCAAATAATCAGCCAGTGCAAACTATCGAGTTTCATGACTTGTTCCCTGTTGCACTTGATTCTTTAATGTTCCAATCAACTAACCAAGACGTCAACTACCTAGTTGGCAATGCAACATTCAGATACGCTTACTATAAATTTGTTTGACAATTTTGCAACGTTGTAGTATAATGTTACTATAACAATTGAGGATATTATGACTTTAGATGAAATGCAACAAGAGTGGGATAAAGACT